AAAGTTCAGCGAGATATTTTTGTAAGTCAGCATTATACCAACTACTCATAACTTACCCCTTTCTTTCATTTTGTTTTCTCCTTATGTTTGTTTGTAATCTCTACTTTACTACATATAGAATTTAATGCAAGTTATTTAATTATTTTTTTTATACATTGAATGTATATTTTTTTTTTAGTCCAAGATTACTGGAAAGATATTTAAACCTTATACCTATCTCCAGTTATTTATAAAACAGGTACACCCCTTTTAACATATTATATATTGTGGCACTATATATAGTGTATAGTTGTACAGAATACACTATATCTTGTACTACTATATATAGTATATATTGGTTATTGAATTGGGGTAGGTTCAATCTGGGGGTGCAACAACTTCGTTGTTAATCCTCTTAGAATATGCTGTTAAATGGGTACTATATATAGTGGTACTACATCTTGTGGGTACCATTATTAGAGGTAATTGGCTAGTAAAAAGTAATTTTTAAAGTAATTGTTTTTAATTACTTTAAATGTAAAGATTGATGGTGCTAACCCTGTGTCACTCCCTCCCAAAAACCAGAATGAACTAAAATTAGTAACATTTAACAATGTGAAGTAATAGGCTATTACCCTAGTTACCATGGTCCTGCTAGTCCACTTTATTGTTGTTTTGGTCAAGATTTCTTTTCTAAAAGCAAGAAGAAATCTTTGCTTGTGTGTTTACTATAACAGGTTTTATTTTTAGTGGTAGTATTTAAGTACAGGGTTTTTGTATAGTAGGAGTTTCCTCCTTTCACCTACGAGCAGTCACACAGAAACCCTGTAGATTTGTTTGACTAGTATAACTATCTGCTATACTAAATGTAGAAGAAAGGCATGAAGTCTTTATCTAACCTTCTGGTTACTTAGACAATATTCATTGCCCTCCTTTCTTTGTTTGTATAGTACGACCCTCTTGCGAAAGAGGGTTTACTATAATCAATAGTATGAATATACATGTACAAGACTGTGATGAATGTTGGAATCCCTACTGGGAAGATGAATTGGTCAATGGACTTTGTGCTGACTGTCAAAAGTTTGAAGAAGAATAAAAAAAAATTTTTTACCACCTAATTTATAAACAATATTATATTGGTTATACCTAAGAAAGTCTTAGGTATCGTGTAGGGGTACACGATGAGAAAAAGAAAAAGCTAAAAATCATAAGACAATTTGTGTGTTGATTTAAGTTAATTCATTTTCTTTCATAGAGTAAAGTAGGTGCGAGGACCTCCGAGGCTAAGGAAAATGGTTGCATGACCTACCCAATGAGATGGTAAAACAACTGCCTACAATACTCATAACAGTTTGGACACTGTATATAGCAAGACTCCACTTCGGTGGAGTTTTGTGTTATAGTAACTAATAAGCAACAACAGGAGTTATTATGCCAATAAGCAAATATGGTAAAAAGAAATCTTACGCCAAAAAGGGTGGTAAGAAAAAATTTAAAAAGATGTAATGGCAGAGTATCAAGGTAAGTCAGTTAAGTTAGAAAGTCCTTCTAGGATTAGCAAAGGCGAACCTGGGTATGGTCGTAAAAAATTTAAGGTCTATGTTAAAGATGGTAAAAAAGTAAAGAAGGTTATGTTCGGTGACCCTAATATGGAAATCCGAAAAGATAATCCTGAAGCTAGAAAATCATTTAGAGCTAGACACAAATGCGATACAGCAACAGATAAAACATCTGCAAGATATTGGTCTTGCAAGATGTGGTAAGGAGATATTATGCCACATGGTTCAGGTAAAAATAGTTTAGTTGGCAACATACATAGAAGGCAACAAGCAGGTACTTCTAGGTCAAAAAAAAATTCAACTATATCTAAAAAAAACTATGCTGAAATGAAGCGTGGTTGGAAAAATAAGAAGTAAGTTTTGGGATTTTGGGGCGTACCTTGTCCAGCGTGTAAGAAAATATTATCTTTAACTTACAGTGAAAATTTAAAAAAAGTTAATCTTTTGTGTAAAAATAAAAAATGTAATAATTATGGTAAATAAAAAAATATGTTATGCAGCAGGTTGCCACAGAGTATTACCACAAGGTAAAAGAAAATACTGTAGTGACAGATGTTACAACAGAATCTCTATGCAGAAAAAACGAGCTAAGAAAAAAGGCATAGAGTGGACACAAGAAGATGATGTACTTGAAATACCTAGCAAAAAAAATGTACAAGCTAGAAGAGGTAAAGTATATACAGATATAAAAGAATCAGGTTTAGCTAAAGAAATATTAAAAGGCAAGAACACTGTATCGGATGTAGCAAAAATATTAGAAACCTCTATTGCTGCAGTGTCTATGGCATACAACGCATACATAGAAGATTTAGAAAACGAAGTTGCACAAAAGGATTGGGAATTACCACAGGTAGCAGAAAAATCATTACAAGACTTTAGAGATTTTAGAGATAGATATTTCCAAACAGAAAAAGGTGAACCATACGAAACTCCAGAGTTTCACATTAAGTGGATTAATTCTATTTTAGATTCTATAGAACATGGTGAGCAACAGATGATACTGTCACCTCCACGACATGGCAAAACAGATTTGTTAATACATTTTGCAGTATGGCTTATATGCACAAAACCTAACATTCGTATTTTGTGGGTAGGTGGTAACGAAGAGATTGCAAAGAATGCAGTTAGTTCTGTACTTGACCAATTAGAAAGTAACGAATTATTAATAGAAGAGATTTGTGGTCCTGGACCTAAATTTAAACCTAGTACAAGAACAGGTAAGTCTTGGTCACAAAATGGTTTTACTGTAGGTACTAGAACAGTTACAGGTATTAAGTCACCAACAATGGTTGGTATTGGTCGTGGTGGTAAGATACTTTCTCGTGACTGTGACTTAATTATTGCAGATGACATTGAGGACCATACTTCTACTATGCAACCTGCATCAAGAGAAAACACAAGAAGTTGGTGGACAACAACATTGTCAAGTCGTAAAGAGGAACATACAACTATGGTCGTTATTGGTTCTAGGCAACACTATGATGACTTGTACTCACACTTGCTAGATAACGAATCTTGGAAAACTATTGTAGAAGAAGCACACGACACAGCTTGTAACTTACCTGACTGGAATGAAGATGAACATGTAGATTGTATGTTATGGGCAGGTAAAAGAACTTACAAGTGGCTTATGGATAGAAAACGAGCTGCAGAAACTACAGGTGGTAGAGCAATATACGAAATGGTATATCTTAATGTAGCTATGCCAGATGGCTTATCATTATTTGACAGGGTAGAGATAGAAGAGTGTCGTGACCAAAAGCGTGACATAGGACACATACCACATGGTACTAGACTTATTGCAGGATTAGACCCTGCATCTACAGGTTATCAAGCAGCATTTTTGTGGGCATACGAACCTATAGACAATAAATTACACATGGTAGATATGAACAATAATCTTGGTGGTGGTATTCCACAAGCATTAGAAATAATGAAAGAATGGTGGATGAAATACAATTTGTCACACTGGGTTATAGAGGAAAATGGTTTTCAAAAAGCAATACGACAAGACAGAAGTATTAGAGAGTTTGCATCAAGTCATGGTATATTTTTAGAGGGTCACGAAACATATAAGAATAAATTTGACCCTATGTATGGTGTAACAGCTATGCGACCAATGTTTCAAGAACAAAATATTTCTTTGCCATATCTTAGCTTTGAAGCACAAGAGAAGGTAAACTTATATACAAGTCAGTTAGTGTATTTTAGTTCTGCAAAGAACAAAAGCAAAAGCGTAGGTACAAAAACTGACATAGTTATGGCTAGTTGGTTTCCAATGAGAGCCATAAGAAGAATGCAAAAGGAACGCTTTGCAGAGTTAGGATATGAATATAATCCTAGCTTTGAAGGGTACGAACCTAGTAATATGGATTTAGATAATTGGAGTTAAATGCCTTTAGATAGCGAAAAGTTATACGACAAGATAGATTACCTAAGAGTAATTAATCAAGAACAAATGATTGATAGGTCTAGGATTCGTGACATTATGAATGGTGGTGAAGCTGCAGTAAAAGCACTTCTTGGTAATTCAGTCAATGTAGAATATCACGAACTACCTGCACCTAATTTATTTTTAACAGCACTAGAAAGATTTGCACAAAAATTAGGTAGAAGCCCTGATTTAAAAGTAGATATTATAAACGAAAAGGATAGCGAAAGAGCTAAAAAAAAATCAGAAAAAATAGAACGCATTGTAACTTCATACGATAAATTTCAAAAACTACACATGCAGTTACCACAAGCTGCAAGATGGTTACCTGGTTATGGATTTATAGTATGGACTATAGGACACAAAAGAGATAAAGATGGTAACCCTTATCCTTATGCTGAACAACAAGACCCATTTAGTTGTTACCCTGGAATATTTGGTAACGACCAACAACCTAAAGAATTAGCAATAATTCGTAGAGTGCCACATACAATATTGGCAGAACAATATCCTGAAGCTAAACAGTACATATTTCAAAAAGAAGAAAATGATAATGGATTTCAAAACCCATACTCTGCACTTATGGATAGTACAGATAGAGCAGGTGGATGGGCTAACTCTACAGGACATGGAAAAGTTGTAGTTGAGTATAGAGATATAGAAGGAACTTATGTATTCCTACCTGAAAACAAAAAAATAATAGATTTTATGCCAAATGTATTAAAGTCAGGACCTTGTTTTGTTGTAGCTAAAAGATATGCGTTTGACCAAATGCAATCACAGTTTCAACACATCACAGGTCTTATGGCAAACATGGCAAAGATTAACATACTTGGAACTATTGCTATGGAAGATGCAGTATTTACAGAAACAAACATTGTTGGTGAGATTGAATCAGGAAAATATAGAAAAGGCAGATTTGCTGTAAACTATTTAACACCTGGTTCGCAAGTGTCAAAGCCAGTCAACAATCTACCATACCAGTTATTTCAACAAGTAGATAGACTTGAAAGACACTTGCGACTTGGTGCAGCTTATCCAGTATCAGATGATGGACAATCCCCTAACGCATTTGTTACTGGTAGAGGATTAGAAGAACTAGGACAATCTGCATCTTTGCATGTTAGAGAATATCAAACAGTTCTTAAAGAAGCATTACAAGAGATAGATGCTAAAAGATTAGAATATGATGAGGTTATGTTTCCTAATTTGCGTAAACCTATTGCAGGTAGACATAAAGGAACATCTTACAAAGAATCTTATACACCATCATCTGACATATCAGAAGTTTACGAAACAAGAAGAGTCTATGGCGTAATGGCAGGATTTGATGAGCCACAAAAAATAATTACAGGGTTGCAATTAAAACAACAGGGCATCATTGATACACAGACATTACAAGAAAACATGGATGGATTAGATAACATTATTAAGATACAACAACGCATATCTGCAGAAAAAGCAGAGTCAGTATTGTTTGAATCATTGATGTCACAAGCTGCACAAGGTAATCCAAAAGCAACTATGGCAGCTATAGAGATTAGAAAAAATCCACAGAAAATGACAGATATACTAGATAAATATTATACACCAGAAGGAGAAGAACCTTCACCAGAAGAACTTGCATTACTAGGACAACAACAAGCACAACCACAAGGTTTAGGACTTGGTCAAAGTCCAGTAGGTATAGAACAAGTGCTAGGTGCATTAGGACAACAACCACAACAAGCAGGTGCGTAATGCCAGAGAGTGAAGTAAACGCAAAGTTTTTTGACATGATAAATCAGGAAGATTGGGGTGAACCTGATTATGAACAAGATGACCCAACAATCTACAGAGATTTAATTGCACAAGGTGATGTACCTATTGGCAATATGATTTTTCCTACACCGATACCTGGTGTGTGGATTAGTATAAGTATGGGATTTGAAATAGAAGGACCTGATAATGCCTAGAGGAAGAAAACCTAGTAAGTTAACACAAGCTACAGATATGGTTCCAGATAGTGGGTACTATGATGTGTATGCACCACCAAGAGCAGAAGGTGACCCAACAGGGCAAACAGGTGCATTGGAAGCACAAGCTGCTGCAGTCGCACCAGTTGACCAAGAAGCTGCATTAACAGCAGGTCCTGCAAATGTTGGTAGGTTACCACAACCTATAAATCTTGCTGCACCTACAACTAAACAATTTGAACCAAATACTGCAGGTATTCCTTTAGGTCCTGGAAGTAATGGTCCTAGAGTTATTGCTACAAATACACTACAAAACTTTTTGACTGTAGCTAAAGAAATAACACAAGACCCAATATTTGATGAGTTACTTGCAGAGGATGTAGTGCCAGAACCAACATTAGGCAAAGACCCACAGGATTATTTTGGTATTGCATGAGAGATTACAGACAGATACTGTTTGGTCCTCCAGAACTAGATAGTTATTTAGCAGACAACACAAAAGCTAATTTAAAAGAAATAGAGTTTTTTAGAAACACTATGACACCAGAAGTTGCTCAACGAGCAGCAGATATATCAAGAGCATATCCAAACATGGACAAGAAATTAGTTATGTATGGTTCTATGTTAGGTATAGAAGCTGATTCTGATTTAGCATTACAACTTGCAGGTAGGCAAAACAATGTAACAATAAAAAACAATCAAAAAGCTATATCTAAAGTAAGCAAAGGTAAAAGAGCATCACAACTAGGTTTGTTAATGTTAGATTTAGGATTTCAACCTTTATCAAGAAACTTTAAATCTTCCATTGTTGCTGCAGACCAAACAGGATATAACCAAGTACAAGCAGTAGCTGCTAACACATTTTTAGGTGGTTTAGCAGGTGCTGCTAGTTGGTTACCAGGAGTAGATGGTGACAAAGCAGCAGATAGAATTCGTAAATCTATATTTGGACAAAAGTTTGCAGATGTATATAAAGATACAAAAGATGCTTATGGTTCTACAGAATTTAATTTAGCAGTTGACCAGTTACGACAAGGTAAACCACTTAACTTAGGTAAAGGATATTTTCCTGCATCTACACCAATAGAAGAAACACAAGGTTTTAAAGATTTGCGTAGGTCAGGTTTATCAAGAGAAGATGCTTATAGAGAAGCAGAAGAAATTTATGGTATACCTATAACAGAACGATATGAAGAATTAGAAAATCAATTTAAAACAGAAACTAGAAAAGCAGGACAAGTTAATATATCACCAGGTCGTGTTGTTGCAGGACAGTTTTTTACAAAAGAAGATTTTGGTTATGCAATAGGTTCTGCAGTATTAGATGGTGCATTTAGAGTATTAGGTGACCCAACAAACTATGCACTAGGTTATTTATCTGGTGCAAAACTTGGACTTCGTAGTTTAGTTAATGAAGGTATGCAACAAGCATTTAAAACTGTAAAAGTTGGTGATGATGTTAAAAACATACCATTGATAAATCAATTTCTTAAAACAATTAAAGGTGGAACTATAGAAGTAGGTGGTGTTAAAAGAGAGATTACTAGAAAAGAAGCTAGAAAACTTATGTTTGGTAGAACTGCATCACAAGTATTGGAAACTAAAAGAGGTGACAAATTACTAGATGCTTTTGTAGCTAATAAAGATTTATCAATACTTATGGATATGCCAGGATTAAATCGAGCACCTGTAGAGTTATTAAGACTGCTTACAAGAATAGATGACAAAAACTTTATGAAAACAGTTTTAGAATCTGTAATGCAGAATGGTAACTTATCTGGAGTAGATGACATACTTTCATTTAAGTATGGTGTTACTGATGATGTTGTAAGAGCTATACAAGAAGGTAAGCAATTAGCTTTACCTATACAACCAAATTTGTTAGGTGAGGCATCAAACATAGTTGCTAAAAAATTATTAGGTAAAAATACAGATATAGGTTTAGTTAGAAGAGCAAAAGCTGCATTTACACCTAATGCTGCAGATAATTTATTTACAGGCATTATTGGTGTAGGTGGAGATTTGCGTATGTCGCTACCAAAAAGAATGACTAGATATTTTGATTTAGCACCTGGTCGTACATTAACTATGAAAAATGTAGGTGAAAGTGCTAGAAATTTAGATGGCATTATGAAGTCTGCAAGATTTAGTAGAGAACTTAGAAATAAGTATATGGATGAAATGCTTGATACAGATAAAACTGGAGATATGTTAGAAGTTGTTAGAAATGTTTATGCAGACATACAAGAAAAAATAGTAGAACGAAATCCTGACCTTGCAGATTTTAGAGAAGAAATAAAAGAAACAATGGATTTTTTAGCTAACGAATCAGACCTAAAAAGATATATGACTACTGAAGATGGTAAGCAATTAGCATACCCAGGAGTTAAATTCAAAATAAAAACAAAAACAAAAAACAAATATGGCAAAGAAGAAATGGTATGGGAAGCTACACCTACTGCACAAATGATTTCAGAGTATGTAGATAATTACATACCACTTGTAGATTATGCAGAATTAGAAAGATTTTTTCCATTGTGGAGAAGTATTGCAGGTACAAAAAAATCTGCTAAACGACAATTTATAGAAGGTTCTACAGAAGAAGTTACTGAACGCATGATGAAGCGTATGGGTTTTAAAAGAAAATTAAAAGCAGACCCTAGAACAGGAAGAATGACACCAGGAGGTCAAACAACATTAGGTATGTTATACGAAGATGTATTACTACAAAGAGTATTAAAACCAGTATGGATGTTAAGACCTGCACTTATTACCAGAGTTATACCAGAAGAAGCATTAAGAATTATATTTAGTGGTTCAAGAATAGGTCTTAATCACCCTTTGCAATATTATGCAGTTAAGTTAGCAGGTGGACAAACACTAGAAATGCAAAACGCTTATGGTGATGTGTTGTGGGGAACAAGAATTAAAAAAAGTGAAAGAGCATTAATTGAAGAAATATTAGGACCAGAGTTTGTAAAAGCTGCATCTATAGAATATCCACAAATAGAAAGAATACTCAAACACATAAAGATAGGTGTTAATGAGTATGGTATGGCATCTGATGATTATGTATCTTGGGTACTAGCAGGTAATGATGGTAGGGATTATATATTTAGAGAACTTAATTTAGAACCTGTAAAAAAATTAAAGGTATCAGCAGGACTATTAAAAGAATCTACAACAGATGGTGACAGTATTGCTAAAGCTATTGCTAACAATTCTAATGGTGGTTCTATAGATATGAAAACAGGTAAACTTAACCCACCACAATTTGGTGCTGTAAGTCCATACAAAAACTTAGGTGTAGATTTTGATTTAGGTAAATTAGCAGAAGCATTAGGTAAAGATACAACATCTAATTTAGAAGAGTTGTTAGAACCATTATTAATAAACTTTTTAAAAGAAGATGCACAAGCACCACTGCGACAAAAGTATTTACAAAAACAAAACCATGTACTTGGATGGTGGGTAGATAAAACAGATAACAGATTGTATTTAGATGTATCTGTATATCTTGACCCATTGACTGAAGTTACACCAAAGAATATAGAAAAAGCATTAGTTGGTTTATCTATGTTAGGCATTAAAGGTAAACAGCTATCTGCATATATACCTGATGAAACTGTGGGTAAAGTATTTCTTGCAAACCTATTAGATTCTGATGATTTAAAAATGTGGAAAAAAGCTATAGATACAGATGACAACTTATTGTGGTTTGTAAATAAAAATGCACCTAACAAAGATAAATTAAGAGATGCAGCTACACAAGATTTAGTTACTAGACAAGCAGTTATGGAAGCATTGTTTGATACAAACTTTGATGTAGCAAAAGTAATTAAAAGAAAAAAACGAGGTATTGCTAATGTCGCACCAGATGGTAGTTGGTTACCATTAACAGAATCGTATTTACAAGCTATGTCAAGAAAAGCATTAAATGAATTTTTTGAACCAGTTAAAGCCAATCCATTAGATGGTGCGTATGTAGGTTATGATAAAATAGTCAATGGTAAATTAGAAGCTGATTATACACGAAACTGGATTCATCAATTAATACTTCTTGCTAAAAACCCTATTACACAGAGATTGTTAAATGATGGTATAGATAGCACTATAGAATGGCTACTTAAATCTTATGATGGCAAAGATGTTATGCGTAAACTTGTTAAAGAAGCAGACCTTAGAGGTAGAACAGCAAAAGAACAATTAGAAAATCCTGTAGCACTAAGAAATAACTTGGAAGCATTAGGTTACAGAATATCAAGACACATTGGTGGTAAACATAAAATTAAAGACCCATTAACAGGTACTCCTCGTTCAGAAGATTGGGCTACACAAATAAGATTTCAAAATGACACTATGGTATATCCATTGTACGAATATGGATTTGAAGGTTCATCTAGTGCAGCACTTAATTTTTTAAAGAATGGTGGATTTGTAGATGGCACAGATTGGTTAGAATCTTGGACTTTAGCTACACAAGGTAGTGGTATGCGTACAATACAAGGACAAACAACTAAGTATTACAAAGATATATGGAAGCTATTTAGAAAAGATGTCAATGTATTACCAGATAAAGTAAATGGTGCTTATTTATCGCTAAATAATAAATTTACATCAAAAGGTGGTTTAGATGCTGCTGCATCAAGAATGGACACATATTTAGAAAAACTTTACACTGCATTTCTTACAGGACCATCTGATATTGCTAATCGTGACCCATTGATGAGATGGAGTATATACGAAAATGGTATAGATGCTATAAAAACAATGGATGAAAAAACTGCAAAGGAATTTCTTAAAGGTGCAGAACAATCACTTCGTGGAAGTAATTTTGGTGAAAAAGTATTACAAGAGATAGTAGATGAAATAAACACATACAAAGAAATAGGTTTTGGAAATGAAATAACAAATATGGAACAACTTATGCTTATATTACAAAAAAAAGCTGCAACAACAGTTATGGATTTATTGTATTCTACTAAGTCAAGACATCAGTTTTCTGATGCTTTATCATCTTATGTTCCATTCCCAGAAATTGGTGTTGAGGTATATAAATCATGGGGTAAATTGTTTGGTACTGCACCACAAAAATTTAACAGAACAAGAATAGCATTTGATGCCGGTGATGAAGGTAAACCATGGGATGCAGAAATGGGATTCTTTTTTAAAGACCCTGTTACAGGTAAGCGTATGTTTAGTTATCCAGACCCATTTGGTGTCATACAGAAAAACTTTTTTGGTGAAGATTTAAGAGAACAAGGTGTACGAGTTAGACCTGCAGGATTTTTGTCTGCACTTAACTTAGTAACAGCTAATGGTTTCTTACCTGGTGTAGGACCAAGAGAAGTATGGACATTAGAGTTTTTTGAAGATTTAGTAACAGCACTACCTAAAGCAATATCTAAAGGTATATTAGGAGATTTTAGAACAGATGTTCGTGACCCATATTCATTATTATCAGAAGTAGTACCTTCATACTTAGAAAAGTTTTTTACATCAGAATACTTTGGCAATAACTCTGTAGATAAATTAGATGCACAATATGCAAGTTCTGCAATAGATACATTGTCTTCTATGTATGCAAAAGGATTGTTAGAACCTACAGATACAGGTATTGCAGCAAAACAAAGAGAAGAATTTAAAGATGCTGCAAATAATCAATGGCTTATTAGAGGATTAGTACAAGCTACACAACCTACAGGATTACAACCAAGAATAGAATTGCAAGATAAAAATGGACAATGGTGGTTTGTACAGTCATTAATGGATGAATATAGAAATATGCTAGAAATAAATGAGTATGATTATGCACAAACTACATCAGAGTTTATTGATAGATTTGGTATAAACCCTATACCTTATACTGTGCCTAAAAGAAAACCCTCTGTTAGAACACCATACACAGAATCAGCAGTAGAGTTTTGGACACAAAAAGAAAACAGAAAAATTATGAAAACTCATCCAAGAACTGCATATTTTATTAGACCAGATACTGTAGATGATGATTGGGTATGGTCAGCAGATTTTAACGCACTAAAAGATTACTACACAGAAGATGAATGGGATTTATTAGCAAGACAGACAATGCTAGAGAGAGAATTGCAATTAGAAAAAGAACGATTGCAAGAGATTGCCGATACAAATAACTACACAAACAAATGGGTAAATGGTAATTATGCTTACAAAAGAAGAGAGTTAGAATCATCTTATGGTATAAAAGCATGGGCTTCTTTAGGTATGGGTGAGATAAAAGCAGACCCATCATTAGATATTATGGAATTACAAACCTGGAAAGATGACAAAACACTTAGACAATCGCCAGAGTTTGTGCCACTTAACAAATACTTACAGTTAAGAGAACAAGCAGAGAATGTATTACTTAATGGTGGTGAATTTGGTGGTGCTAGATTTTTACCTGCAAACCCACCAACAATAGCACCACTTACAGGTAGTACAGAGAGAGCAGCAGTAGTCAGAGATATACTGTTAGAAGAAGGTAAGAAACTTATAGAGGAATATTCTGATACATTTTTTAATCAAATATTTTATGGTATTCTGTTCTATGAGGTTGACAATCTTAGATACATGGGAGAAGAATGATAATTAATGTAGATAGTTATGAAATAAATCCTATAGATTACAGAAATTATGTAAACAATAAAGCAGGATTCGTACAATCATTACTAAGTAATAACTTTATACCTTATGCACAAGAAGTAGGTAGAGAAATTCTAGGTGAGACAACACAAGATAATTCAATAGGATTATTTTCTATACAAGATTTATTTAATATACCAGGTGTAAATCAATTACCATCTGTTATATATTTTCAACAACTTAACAAAGGTGATGCTGATTTAGTAAAAGTAAGAACACAGTTAGCACAACTACAACAAGATTTAAAAAATAGATATGGTGATACAGAAATACAATATAACGAAGAAGTTATAAGGTTTTTTGGTAATATACCTACAGATGTCAGCGATTTTTCAGGTGATGTAAAAGATAGATTTAACTTAAATGTTGAGAGTGATGTTAACTTTGGTGACCAGATACAAGTAACTCTTAGTGATGAGTCAATTAATTCATTTGGACTTACACAACCAGAAGAAACATTTGCTTATGATGAAACAGCTACTGGTGTTGCAGGTTTAAGTAATGTACTTACATTAGGTGGTAACTACTACAACAAAGATGGTCAATACACTGATAGAGAAGGTAATGTTATTCTTGGTCCAGATGGTAACCCACTAGAAGCACCATTCAAAAAAGGTGATGGTTGGGAACTGTTTTGGCAAAGAGATGATTTGTTTGAGATACAACAACTTATAGTAGAAGCAGGAGGACCTGCACCAGAAACATTAGGTGTATGGGATAGTGGATTAGATAAATATATGAACAGTGTACTTGCGTATGCTAATGACTCACAAAGTTGGCAAACAGATATGGAGTCTGGTCTTAGTTTAGGTAATGCCTGGAGAGGTGCATTACAAGAATACAAAGTACAAAACGAAGGTGGCACACAGTTAGCAGAAATATTAACTGTTGCAGGTTATGCAACTATAAACAAACCTAAACCAACTGCATCAGAAGCAAAAACAAAAGTAGATGATTTGTATGGAGAGTATGGTTTAAATGCTACAGCAAGAGATTACAAAGAATTAGGTGAAGCATTTATGGAACTATCTGTACAAGCAGCAGCTAGACAAGAAGATATAGAGAGCAAAGCTGTAGGACTAAAAGATTTATTATTAGGTACAACAAAGTTTATGTCATCACCTCCTAGTTTAGAAACACCAGAAGGTATTGAATATCAAAAAGCAGTTAATGATGGTAGAGTGTTAAACACAAGCACAGGTATCTATGTTATACCTGACCCAGAGAAATTAGCTAAAGCAAAAGACATTCCAGAACCTATAGATGTTGATGGTAAATTAAGAGAGATGATAGAATCTAGGGATGCAACGAGAATACAGGGCGTACAAGACAGGGATTTTCAAAGAGAAAATGCTGATTTGTTTAAGAAGAATTTCTTAACAACAGCTAGAACAGGATTAGGATAATGGAACCAAAATCATATTCATCATACGAAGTTATTGTAGCTTTACAAAACATAGGAATATCAGAAAAAATTATTGAGTATGTTGTTCCTATAGCAGGTTACGAGTCAAGAGTAGAAGGAACACCTTTTACTAGAGATGCGTTAGATAAGTTATCTCCATCATGGGGTATATTCCAAGCTAATGTAGATTCTATGGCACCTGGTATATATAAAGCAATGAATGAATTAGGTGTAGAAGTTCCTGTAATGACAGAGGAACAAAAGAAAGTTTTAATAGAAAATAAAGCATTAACAGAAGACCAAAAAAAGTTTTTATACTTTACAAAGGACCAAAAAGAATTTGTAGTTGATTGGTTTAAAAATCAAGCAGATTTAGATGCCAATGCTTTAGTTTTTAAATATATGCTTGAACAAAAAATGAAAGATAAAAATACAAATGATTTTAAAGTTGCAGTAGATGCTATGTACCCAATGACAGTATCTAAATTTAATAATTTAAATAATGAAGATGCACAAGCATTAAAAACAAAAATAAGTGATGAAATACAATCTTTTTATAATGAACCAGATAGAGGAATACCAGTACCAGAAGATAGTTACGACCCTACAGCAGGAATGGACACTACAACAACTACAGAACCAGAACAACCTGATGAGGAAATTGATACTACAACTAGAAGTCAGGGTATAACAAATATGTTTGGCACACCACCACAGGATATGAAAATAAACAAACTTAATCCTAAATATAGGTCTAGTCAGTTTCTTAAATACTTTGATAGAGTTACAAGTTTTAAAAAACCAGACCCATCTACATTTAAGCAACCTGCAATAGCAGAAGAAGATGAAATTAAGTTTCCATTTGGTACACCAGTTACAACACAAGAAGTCTTAGATTTACTAGAGCCATAAAATGGAAGAGGATAACCTACCTATTCCTGATGATATATCATCAATAGAATCAGAATTAGAATTTCAGGAAATAGAAAAATCTATAGCTAAATTTAATACAGGATATGATGAACCAATAGATAGTAGATTTTTATGGAATTATATTGGTGGAAGACAAATGGGTTATGGTGATGATGAATTACAAATTATTGAAGATACAGCGTTTAGCAAAATTATGGATTACATGGATAAGAATGATTTACATTATACAGAAATAGATGTTTATGATTTTATACCAGAAGATAAAAGGTTATCTCCTTATTTAATATTTAAAGAAAATATGAGGAACGAATATTACACAGATGACTTTGTAGAGTATATGACACTTGTTACAAGAAGAAAACCATCAGGTATATACGATATGAAAACAGATGATATTCTTGATGCACCACCTAGTCACTATATGGCAGAGTACGCATTAAAAGGTGCTCATGAACAAGGACCAACAAAAAGGTTTGAAGTATGGGCAAAAATAATTAATGGTAATGTAACAGATGGTTTTTTAAAGAAATTAAAATTTAAAGATTTTTTTAAAAAGGCATATCAGGAAACACAAAATAGAGATTTAATAATTAGGCATGTAAATAATTTATTTCCTGGTGGTTCATACAAAGCATTTTTAGAAGAAAATCATAATAGAAATATGAAAAAAATGGGATTCACTCCTGAAGGTGATTGGTTACCAGAGATAAAAGAAAAAATGGTAATTAAACATACAGATGTAGATGGTAAGGTAACATACAAAGATTTTTATGGTAATGAATTAGATGCAGATGACCCAAGAATAAGTGATAATTCTAAGTTTGATGATTTAGTAAAACAATTAGAAACACCAGTAGAAGAATTAACAGAAGAACAAAAAATTAAAAGATTATATGATAAAAATATTTTGACTGAATCA